AGTTATTTGCTTAAAGAAAAAAGAAAACCAAATAAAAATGTTTCTTTGTTCAGTAGAGAGTCTCTCAATAGATGGTTAGAAAAACAGGAACAGGTGACAATAGGTCAGCTCGCAGATTTCGATTTTGTTGACTTGCCAGCAGTTGATCAGTACAGACACATGATCAAAGCACAACCTAAGCAGAAACTGGACACTTCAATCCAAACGGAGTACCCAGCTTTGCAGACAATTGTGTATCATTCCAAAAAGATCAACGCAATCTTCGGCCCATTATTCAGTGAGCTTACTAGGCAATTACTGGACAGTGTTGATTCAAGCAGATTTTTGTTTTTCACAAGAAAGACACCGGCGCAGATTGAGGATTTCTTCGGAGATCTCGACAGTCACGTTCCGATGGATGTCTTGGAGCTGGATATATCGAAATACGACAAATCTCAGAATGAATTTCACTGTGCAGTAGAATATGAAATCTGGCGCAGATTGGGTTTTGAAGATTTTTTTGGGAGAAGTTTGGAAGCAAGGGCATAGAAAAACCACACTCAAGGATTATACCGCTGGTATCAAGACTTGCATTTGGTATCAAAGGAAAAGCGGGGATGTTACAACGTTCATTGGAAACACTGTGATCATTGCTGCATGTTTGGCCTCGATGCTTCCAATGGAAAAAATAATCAAGGGAGCCTTTTGCGGTGATGACAGTCTACTGTACTTCCCAAAGGGTTGTGAGTTTCCGGATGTACAGCATTCCGCGAATCTTATGTGGAATTTTGAAGCAAAACTGTTTAAAAAGCAGTATGGATACTTTTGCGGAAGGTATGTAATACATCACGACAGAGGATGCATTGTGTATTACGATCCTCTAAAGTTGATCTCGAAACTTGGTGCTAAACACATCAAAGATTGGGAACACTTGGAGGAGTTCAGAAGGTCTCTTTGTGATGTTGCTGTTTCGTTGAACAATTGTGCGTATTACACACAGTTGGACGACGCTGTATGGGAGGTTCATAAGACCGC